TGACAGGACTTCATCATTGACATTAGTGACTAAAGACGAAGATCAAGAACGGATTGATTTCGAATAATTATTCGAAAGGTTACGAGCTTTATACAAAGCTTCACCTAGAATCCCAGCCACAATTAAGTGGTCGGATTCATCAACTCATTCTTGTCTATCTTCATCTTTAGACAAGCTTAACTCCGATTGACCAGTTTCAATCAAATCTCTAGATATATTTATTAATGAACGAGTAGGTACTGAGAAATTCTCAGAATCTATGTCTCATAAACAACCCTTGTTAGGGTCTACGAGACTTTTCATTAATAAGCTATGCATTGAGTTTTTACAACTCAATCCTAGTAACATATAACTAGAAGCCATTAAGGAGAAATCCTTAAAACTATCTACTAACTTGAAATTATTCAAGATAGTTGAAATAGTCGAAAGATTACGCAAGTAACCCAATCTCATTCAATTATAAACAGAGTTTATTCTTGAAGAAAGAGAGAGATTACTTGAATGAATTTGTGAGTAAGTAAAACCACTCACTAATTCAGATCCTATTACTGTCCGTTTGGCAAATTCAAATACTGGCTTATTAGGACTAACAATAGATTTAGATAAATTAATTTCTAAACCTAAGTTTTTCATAATATGCAAGTATCATTTTGCCAATGAAGAATCAAAGATGACAATGTCATCCCCAAGTACTTCGTATCTTTCCTCTCAACCGGATCTACTACCATTAAGGTAGCTCGCCAATTGCATCACTCAGTGATGCGTAATAGCAAGACCGGCTCAAGATGAAAGACACCCCATAGGTTGACCGACAGAATATCGGAAATTGTTGTCAGAAATATTAAATTCTTTAGCAGTTAATCTGTTAAAAGAAAAATTTCTGTCAACCATGACTTTTTGTCATGCATCCCCGATACCTTCAATTTTGAATATAGATTCAATAATTGAAGCAGTCAACCTTACAGGTAAACGATCAGTAGCCGCCGATAAATCAAACGAAAACGCTTGATTATATCGTAAGGCTTTTAATGAACATCTAGTTACACTAGCGTCTTGATCAAAAGTACCATCATTGGGCAGGCTTCTTAGAATTTTAAATAATCCTAAGTGCAGGGGCTTCATTACACTTTGTGTAATGGAATCCACTAGAGCAAAAACTCTAATTTTTCCTGCAGCCTCCCTTTTGATAGCAAACTGGCCAAATGGAGATACCATCGACTTCTTAAAGGATATTGAATCCTCAGGAAGTTGTTCAACAATTCCCATGGCGTCTGTTAGACGCTGTAAGAATTGTTTGGTATTCCATTCCTTTCCAATAATATCTAAATAACCTAAAAGATTATAATAGACACTATGACCTTCAGCGTGGGTCAATAGCAAAGCTATATCCCCAAGCAGTCCCTGTGATGAATTAACATTACTAGGACTAGCCTTTCCGCTGAAATGGAAAGAAGTCGGAGCTAAACTATGAGTTTTGACCACCTCCTTAATACTAGGATGTCACTGAGTAAGCGAAGCAAACTCAATAGCATCCTCCAGAAATTTTTGATTTCCGGAAAAAGGAGATGTTATAGTCTCTAACTTCAATTTTCCAGGTATTTGTAATACCCGATAAATTGAAAATAGGCTATGTCAAAATCTTATAATGTGTACATTACCCCTTTTCATCATATGACGATCCGTCTTATTAATAATAGACGGACATCCATTGATGACTCGAGGTAAGGGAAGATTAGGTTCAATCTCTCTAAGAGATTTTACTTTGTCTTCCCCAAGTCACTTTTGCAAAGCCACCGTACAACTCTTCAG